TTAAAATTTCCCAGATATTTTGTCTGATACTGATAAAATAGAGCTTTCATTGGCTCTAAAATATTGATTAGTCATATCAGGCTTAGCATGTCCCAGCCATTTCATTACTGATATATTGTTAATGTTGGACTGTAAAGCTACTGTAGCAAAATAGTGGCGTAGCTTATGAGGATGAATTTTTATGTTACATTTTTTAGAAACGTCCAAAAATAGTCTGTTAACGTATACTGGCGTCATTGGCAGACCAGTTCTTATCGAAACTACTATATAATCATCCGGCTTGATCGTTTTACCTCGGCGAAGCCGGATTTTTTTGGATAATCTTAATACTATTTCAATATCATCGTTCATATCTTCGTTAGCAATAATATAACGGTACGAAGAGGTCGTTTTCAGACTTGCACCATCCTTAACAACGGGATTACGTGCGCGATCAAAGGTGACTTTATAACGCTTGGTATTGTCAGGACTTGTTATCTTTTCAAAGGACTCGTATCTAAGACCTAATAATTCGCCACGCCGTTCGCCTAAAGTTAATAGACGAATAACAGAATAGTAGTAGGGGTTAAGGATTTCCTTGGCAGTCTTAAACCATTTTTCATAATCTTCCTTTTCAATAGTCATGCTTTTTGCTTGTTTAGCATGGGGAATGTCAATTCGCTGAATTTTATTTTTAACAATGTAGTCGTTGTATTCAGCATAATTTAAAATTGTCTGAAACATTCCATTAATATCCTCAATATATGCTTTTGAGAACCCGCGTTTGGCCAAGCTATTAATATAATCTTGATATTCTGCTCGACTTATTTTACTTATTTTAGTGTTCGCGAAGTCTTTCTTCACAAAATTTTTAACATACTTATCAGACATGTGAGCAGTTGTTTTGCGCCATTTACCAGAATTAAGTTTGAGTTTTTTCATCTCTTCATAGCACTCCACAAGCGTCATATTAGACTTGTCCTTAGGTTTTACTTTATCAGCATATAAATCAGCATTGAATTTGTCTAACACTGCTTTAGCATCAGAAATGGAATGCAGACCGCTTTTTGTGAACTCAGACCGTTTTTGTCCAGGTAATTGGTAAGTACGTCGCACTCCATATTTATATTTATTCTCATTTTTGTTTTTATAACGGTAAATATTAGGGTATTTCTTCAGCGGTTCCCATTTTGGCATTATAAAGATTCCTCCAATTTGTGTACTTTTTAATCGAAAATACAAACGTATGTTCGTTTTGACTTCAAAAAAATAAGCCTCTAGGCATTGGTGATACTACTTATTGTGTACGCTTATTTATATACACTTTCCAAGATTCGACTGACATAAGATAGAGTATTTTGATATTCTTCCTCGTTGTGAGGAACGTTTAAATCCAAAACGTCTAAATCTGAGTTATTCAAGTCTTTTTGTAGTCTAGTAATGAGTTGTTTATAAGTCATGAAGTCATTATCACTCATCTGATCCATATTATAATTCATTGTGGTACCTCCAATTTATTTAGTTAATTCCCACATACGGAGTTGAACCGTATTAAATCACCGGAGTGGGGAACGATCCGTTATAAGTCATTCAGAAAGTTCTTTTACTACTTCATTTCTTTTACTGTATAAAACGGGTTTAATTTCATTTTGTGTAAATAAATTTAAAATATCTTCATTGATAGCTTTGGGTTTATTCTCTTTGTCTAAATCATTCAAGAAAACATAGAAAGCAGATCTATCGTCTAATATAGGTCGAGTTTGTTCTACATCAGTTAGAATTGATTTTGCAAACATTGGATTGTTAGCATAAGACATGGTTTTTATAAGCTTAGTTGGAATATCTTTAAAACCAGCTATTGTATATTCGAATTTATGGGTTAATCCACTTTGTCCGATGAAGTTTGCATTTTTGGTAGTTCTTATTCCATTATTTTCAAAGAAAGTATTAAGATCTTCTAAAAATAGAGTACTAGTATTTGATTTAGCAGTCATAAACATGTCATTTACAAACAAAATTGCTTGTAACACTCGATGTTTAGCTTCAGGAAATTTTTCATAACTAAGTTTATCAATAAATAACTCAGTTCCATCTGTTTGGACACCATAGGTTTTAAGCTGTTTTATAAATATCTCCTTGCGTTTAGGTGACCGGGATATGCTAACTCCCATATCTTCAAGATTATTAATAGTCCATCCATCATCTGATATTTTAATAGTGTTGTCCCTATTTTTTACGGCATAAATAGATATCTCATCAGAAAAATTATCGTAGAAAGGGAGGTCAATTCTGACGACATCAGATTTGATATTATAGAATTTTGAGTTATTTTTATACCATTTGAAATAGTCGTCACTTAGCTTTTTTGCATCTAACGAAGCCATTGTTCTTCCTCCTTTCTTAAACTGTATTTTTCTTAATATTAACAAATTTTATAAAATTAGACACGGACTCTGCCAAATCATCATCTTTATCAAATGGAAATTTATCTAATTCATATGCATAATCTGTCTGTTCTTTTCCGTCAAATTTATAGATATGTATATGATTACCGCTAACTTTAACACCGTCATTATTGATATGGTTGGATCCGTTTATACATAAACGTACAAGATGCTTGTTATTGTCTAAGAATCGTATATGTATAGAATATTTTGTGTCAAGCTTTCCACGGTATGTTTTAAACTTATATTCGATATTATTTAGTTTATCGAGTATAGTTTCTTCATGTTTATATTGGCCAAACATAGGTACATCAATTTGTGGGTTTTTCAAAAAGTATTTAAGCTCTTTGATTAAAGCAGTAACTTCTATTTCAGTTAAAGTATCTAAGTCCATTTTGTTTCTCCAAATTATATAATTAGTGTAGTGGAATGCCCACCGGCGGAATCGAACCGCTGCGTGTCACCAGAGTGGGATAGTATTATTTGGAAATCTTCTGTTCCCAATAATCATTAACATTTGCCTTAACGTCTTTGTTGCTCATGTTGGAAGGGTCCAGTTGCTTCAACTGCGATCCTTTAATACCAAATGACAACACTTTTGTGTGTTTAACAACTTTGCCTTTATCATTTTGTAAATCAGCGTAGTATGTAACATTAAAGTTTTCGTATTGATCGTAGCCATCAAAAGATTGAATACCATTCAAAACATCCATCATTGAATTTCGTTCAATACTCATATCCATAAAATCTTTATCATAGATTTCAATACCTGCAGTGTAAGGCTTGGTTGAGGTCTGTCCTTGTACTGTAACTTTTGTATGATTTAACCCAGAATATCCATCCTTTAAAGCCTTTTTTATTTTGTTAGATAGTTTTTGCAAATTACCGTTAGAACTATCGAGGGATGCATCTTCTGATTCATCATTAATAACAAACATATTCGCAATTTTAATTTCTTTTTTAGCTCGATGATTACCATCATCTGCAGTCATTAAAAGCATATCCACATCATTCGAATTGTTTGTGTTTCCCTTCAGGTTGAAGTGTTCACCTATAGAAAGATGTTTAGAAAGTTTGGAAAAACTACTATTTTTTTGTTCAGATTTAACTGTTAAATTAATACCTTTCAACGCTATTCCATTAATAGAAAAGTTACCATTTTTGTCAGTGCTATAGGACCCAATATCATTTTTTTTAGTGGTAATTTTTATAAAATCTGTAATGGTTGATGCATTCTTGTGATCTTTTTTACTGTGTTGCTCTGATTCAGATGTGTCGTTAGGGATATAACTAGCAACCGTAAATGAAATAAGAAATAGGGGGAGAAAAATAAAAGCAATTTTTCTTCCAGAATGCTTATTGTTATTTTTTTTAATATTAATAAAACCAATAACCATTGAAATTATTAGCCCCAAAAAAGATATGCCAAATATGATTAATAATATATTAAGTAAAAAGTCCAATAGTAACCTCCAAAAAATATCAATTTTCACCATTAATATTTGAACAAGATTGTAATTTTGCCTCTAATTTAGTTAGTAGGCAACCCATAAGTAGCCTCTAACTCACGGATAGTATTAGGCAATCGATCGTATTCTTCTACATAAAATAAAGCTAAAAGGCCACTGGCAAACTCGTTAGCCTGGTTTTCAAATTCGTCATACCCGAATCTCACGCCTGTGTAGTACCCAGCTAAGCCTTCATGCATAAAATAGTGGCCGAGCTCATGGGCCAGCGTAAAATACTTTTGCGGCGAATCACGTAAAGAGTCGTTTAAAATGATGATAACTCCCTTATCATCGTAATTTGTCTTGCCTAACGGCATACGTCCAAGATAGCAATAACGTACATCTATATTTAGTATTTCAGCGATTTTAAACGGATCGGCGGTCTTGTATCTTTCTTGAACAGTTTTTATAAAATTTTTAACCAAAGACATTGAAACACCACCTAATTGTGTTTGTGACGATCCCAAAATATTTGAGTCATCGCGATTTTTAATTTTTCTTTTTCTTCTTCTGTTAAATCATCGCCGCCAAACGTAAAAGAACCATCATTATCATCAAGGAACTTTTTTAAATCGAAAACATCTTGCTTGTTAGCCCATTTGGGAGTGCCATTTTTACCTAACAAATAATCAGTCGTTACATCGAATATGTCAGACAATTTATTCAACTCTTCACTTGACACTTTTCTAGTCCCGTTTTCAATTTTGTTCATAGCAGATTTATCTATTTTAAGCCTACGTGCTAGTTCTGTTTGTGTTAGATCCATAGACTCACGTAGATCAACAATTCTTTTGCTTAATTTATTTTGCTCCATAATTGACCTCGTTTCTATTTTTACAATTATATAATAACAATGTTTCTAAAAAAGATACTTTTTGTTGCAAAAAAAGCAACAAAAAAAGATTGACGTTTCTAAAATCACAACGTATAATAAAAACATAAAGTTGAGATAATCGAAACAAGGGGGTGATTAAATGTTGTATGAGATCAATCTTGTCGCAATTAAAAAAGCTAGATTATCAAAAGGCTTTACGATGGAGAGAATGGCTAAATTCCTTGATTTAGACGGTAAGTCTAATTACTACAAGAGAGAAAATGGAATGACTAATTTTAAATCTACCGAATTGCCCGTATTATGCGATGTTTTGGATCTAAATTATGAAAAAATTTTTGTAAAATCGTTGCGAAAATCGAAACGCAAGGAGGTGACAGCATGAATAAAGACATAACAGTAAATTTAACTCTCGATGGACACTCCATTGGATGTGTTAAAGCAGCCAATGATTTAAAAATCGGCCTAACTACCATAAAAGTTAGTTCAGGAGATCATGATATTTTCATATCCACAACAGATAATCTCCCTAAACTACTAATTGATAATCAGACCGTTAATGGAATCTTGCAAATTAAATTTGTGGGACAAATAGAGCAGGATTCAAGCTTGGAATTGTTGGTAAATACTCAAGCTTTTAAAATGACTGAACTAGGGAAAAAATTACTTTTTGAAAATAACAGTTGTGAAGCCCCAGCCCGGGCCAATTGATTCTAAAGATATATGTGCATGTCTTTGTGCCCACTCAACAATGGCTCCGTTGTCATTGTGATGAGGCTCAGATGCAGGAATATTGAAATAGTTTCTATTTTCCCGTATAGCATCGGCATATAGATCATTTAATAAAGCATAAAAAGTTGACATGTAATCACCACCTTCCAGTGCTGATTATACGCTATTAAGTTTTCAAGGAACGGAGGTGAAGAAATGATAATTAAAAAAGCAAAACAATTACACAAGCAATTAGGAGCACAACAATATTACGACCTTTGCAATGAATGGCTTGAGGAGCAGGATGTATTGTTCTCTCTCAGGGAAGGGATCATTCCTGAATTAGCATTCCAAGCAATGTGTCGGGGTGACATCCCAGAACGTGCTGTGAAGCAAAAGATTAACGCAATGCCTACAGCGATAGTTAGCTAATCAATCTTTTTTACACTTTTAATAATACCGTGGGATTACGTGTATTAAAATCCCACGCAGTACACAAAAAAGGAGGTGATTCAAGTTGGTAATAGAGGACGTGATGGATGAGTTAGACAAATGTTTAATCCGTAATAGATTAACCCGAACGCAGTTTGCAAATGCATTACACGTGTCCAAGCAGGCCGTATCGAACTGGTTCTCCAGTGATAATCACGTGATACCGCTAGACAAATTAATTAGCATTGCTGATTTGTTAAAGGATGAAAGATTTAAATTTGTCGTTGCTGATTATGTACTGGACACGCGATTGCTTGCTAAAAACGAATATGCTTCCGATCCATTATCACAATTTATGAGGGTAAATAAAGAGGAGGAAGAACGGAGACTACTTAATGAACAGGTACAAGTGATTTTAGCTAAACCAGTTACTTATTGGAACGACGAGGAACGAAGCTTCTTGATTAAATTTAGAAAAGAATTCTCTGAAGAGCGACAGGCGGAAAATGATTTCGCAATTGCGCTAGATGAGGCATTGGAGGTGATTTAATTGGCAGTAATCCAATTTGAAAGGATTGATGAAAAAGTAGCTGATCGAGTGGTTGAATTAATCATCCCTAAAATCGAGGAACGTTTAAGCTCAGCGACTAAACCAGACCAGTTGCTCACGCAGGAGCAAGTAATGAAAAAGTTGCACGTCGGTTTTGAATTGTTTAAGCGTGATTATTATCCAACGATGCCACATATTGGGTATGGTAAGGGAATTCGGTACTCGGAAAAAGCTGTTGATAAATGGATTCAAGAAAATCAGAAGACGTTAATGGAGGAATAATATGAATTTTCTAATGTTTATGGGTGCAGCATTTATTGGAATGCTAATCGATAGAATCCTTATCTTTTTGGATGATCCAAAAGATAATATCAAATATTTCGAAGAAAAAAAGAAAGGAAATTGTTATGTCACCAAGAGAAATTAAGCCAACAAAAAAATCCCGCACGGCCATGCGAGATTCAACAGCTATAAATATTATCTATGCTTTTATCTTACCACCGAAAGAAGGTGCCGTAAATGTTTCCATCTAATCAGTTTGATAATTGGTTACAGAACACAACAGTTGATAATTATTACAACGGAATTGCGTTAAGGGAATTAACAGATGAAGAGATCCAGGACAAAGCTTATGCCAAGTTAGAAAAAATGGACTCTATTGATATGGCAGAGATGCTGGAAGATTTAATTTATGACAACAAAATTCCGGCGCAGTTAATTGCTTACATTTTCGGAATCGATACGGAGGTAGGAACTAATGAGTAATGAACTAATGACTAAAGCTGTCACGTACGAAGTTAATAATGAAGAAGTTAAATTATCGGGACAGATTGTTAAGCAGTACCTAACAAGTGGACAAGCAGTGACGGACCAAGAAGTAACTATGTTTATACAATTGTGCCGCTACCAACATTTAAACCCGTTCTTAAACGAGGCGTATCTAGTTAAGTTTAATGGTAAACCGGCTCAAATAATTACTTCAAAAGAAGCATTCATGAAACGGGCGGAATCGAACCCCAATTATGCTGGGTTAAAAGCTGGTTGCATCGTAGAGCGGAATGGAGAACTTATCTACACAGAAGGGGCTTTCACTTTAAAAACTGACAATATTTTAGGAGCATGGGCGGATGTCATTAGAAAAGATCGTAGGGAACCAACCCATGTTGAAATATCGATGGATGAGTTCAGTAAATCACAAGCTACTTGGAAAAGCATGCCGGCAACAATGATCCGGAAGACGGCGATCGTTAACGCATTAAGAGAAGCGTTTCCTCAAGATTTAGGAGCCTTATACACAGAAGATGATAAGAATCCTAACGAAGCTACCCAAACAACCTATAAACAAGAACCTGAAGTTAATACTACAAAAACGGCGGACGTTCTTGCAAAGAAATTTTCAGGAGCGCCCCAAATTAAATCTGTAGAAAATGTACAAGAGTCTGAGGAGGAATCAAATAATGCAAGCAACCATGGAGAAGCAACAGAACCCGTTAATAACGTTGAGGAACCAACAGCCACTGCCGAAGTTGAACAGGGACAATTACTATGATTTAGCGACTGAAAGCTACATGTCGTTTTCGTTGTACAAGCGCTTTAAGAAATGCGAAACCGAAGCCATGGCTTATCTTAATGGAGAACTCCCAGAAGAAAAAGAGACTAATAAGAATTTGCTAGTAGGCAATTATCTACACACCTATTTTGAATCCGAACAAGCCCATACGGACTTCATTGAAGAAAATAAGAAAGAATTAATCAGTAGTAAGGGCAATACAAAGGGTAAGCTCAAAAGCGACTATAGGTTAGCGGACAAGATGATTAAAGCCCTTAACCAACAGGAGTTATTTAAGGGTGTCTACCAGGGTGAAAAAGAAGTAATCCTAACTGGCGAATTGTTTGGGATGAATTGGAAGGTCCGAATTGATTGCTTACATGTTCCCAAAGATGAATCAGACGTAGCTTACTTTTGCGATTTAAAGACGTCAAAGAACCTGCATGCTAAGTTTTGGAACAATGAGCTACATGAATGGCAACCGTTTGTAACTGCCTATAGCTATGATTTACAGATGGCGGTTTATCAAGAGATTATCCGTCAAAACTATGGTATGACGTTTGCACCATTTATTTTTGGGGTGTCAAAAGAAGATGTGCCTGAGGTAATGGGAATTGAATTTAAACAGGCAGAGCTAGACGAACCGTTATCCGCGTTAGAGGTTGATATGCCGCACATTATTAGACTGCTAAAGGGCGAAGAGGAACCCCTTAGCTGTGGTAGATGTGATTATTGCAAAGCTCATAACCAATTAACCGGGTTTGTAGACATCGACTCGCTACTAGATTAGGAGGCCGTCATGGAGGTAGATAAGCCAAACTACTACGCTATTATACCGGCTAGCGTTCGTTATGACAGAAAACTGCAACCTAATGCGATTCTTTTATACGGAGAGATTACGGCGCTAACCAAAAAAGATGGTTATTGTTGGGCGGGTGATTCTTATTTTGCCGACTTATATGAGGTTGCTAAATCAACGGTTCAAACGTGGCTCAAGCGATTAGAGCAAAGGGGACACATTATCCGAACGGTGGTTTACAAGGACGGTAGTCGGCAGATTAAACAGCGCCGAATTACTATTACTGATAGCTTAACTCATAATTCCAGTAACGATGCTAAAAAATTAGATGACCCTACACCGAAAAACAAGGGTACCTATACTAAAAATCTAGATAACCCTATACCAGAAAATTGGGGAGATAGTATTACAACTAGTATTACAACTAATAATAAAAATATAAATAAAAACCATGCAAAGCCACCTAAGTCGGTGGCCGAGCGTGACAACTTTGAATCGCTATGGAAGCTGTATCCCAACAAGAAGGGCAAAGAATCAGCATGGAATTCCTACAAGCGATCTATCAAAGCTGGCGTTACTGATGATGAAATTAAGCAAGGTATTAATAACTATCTTGCTGAAATCAAAGCTAAGGGCACTCCTAAACGGTACATCAAGCATGGTGGTACTTGGTTTCGACAGAAAGGCTGGGAGGATGAATACGACACCACTCCTGACGCAGCAGCAAGCCATAAACGACCAGTTACCGTTAGGGAGACGTTACCAGACTGGGCCCAGGATAATACTACGGTGCCAGCGCCAAGTAATGCCGAATCTGTACCAACCACGGAAGAGATTAATGCCAAGCTGGCTAAGTTAAGGTCTAGTAGAGAAAGTAGGTGAAACAATGCAGAGAGCAAGAGCTGAACAACGGGGCTTAGATCTAGTTATTCATTTGGATAAGCCGCTCAATCAAGAACATCTAGAGACGGTTTCGGGTTCTACTGAACAATTTTACGTTAACTTTGAAGTAGCAGACGTGCGTAAGGCTCGTGTTCAACAACGACGTTTGTTCTTTGCATTACTTCACGACATTGAGGCGTGGTCATTTACGCCTAAGGACTATCTCAAGGATATTTTCTATACGCAGTATGAAATCTATACAGCTGGTAAAGAAATTAGCTTGTCAAACGATACCAAATCGTCTGTAAGCGATGCGAATACATTACTCGACCTAGTTATCGATTTCATGTTTGAATGGCGCGTGCCGTTTAAGAAAGGATATGAGTTATTGCCACGAGACCAGCAATACTTCTTGTATGAATGTTGTCGGTATCGTGTGTGCACGATTTGCGGCAAGTATGCGGATATTCACCATATTGACCCTGTTGGAAGAACTAATCGAACGAAGATTGACCATCGTAAACGGCATGTCATGGCTTTGTGTCGCGAACATCATAGCGAAATTGAGACGATTAATGTTATTAATTTCGCAAGGAAGTATCACGTACCAGTTACTGGTATCAAATTAAAACTTGAAGATTTGAAGAAATTAGGAATTAGGGGAAATTACACTGATGAAAAAGTTGAGCAATGAAGATACAAAAGCTATCAAGAACGGATTAGGAGGATATTAGAAAATGAAAATTGATTTAAACACACCAGACCTCATCGGAAGCAAAGAAGCTAGCTTAATGTGGGGCAAGCAAAAGGATTATGTACGGACAATTTATAACAAGTACCCAGAACGCTTCCCAGCAGGCACAATTCGTAAATTTGGTAAACAAATAGTTGTTACACGAGAAGGTATGGAGGCTGTGACTAAAAGGGAAGCTAAGTACACGCTTGACGAGATTGAGAAAGGCTAGGGCGGTAATTACAAATGATTGGTGATTACAAATCAGGCTACCATGATGGCCAAACAGATATGTTAATGGATTTGGGCTATAAATTGTATATCATGGCTGGACCGTTGCTCTTGAAAAAGTTAACAGAACAGAAGCTTACTACAGAAGAAAATACCCGCTTAGAAACAATTAACAAGATTGCGGAGTGGGTAAAAGAAAAGGAGGAGACAGAAGGTGATTAATCGAGCAGTACTAGTCGGGCGATTAACGAGAGACCCCGAACTAAAGTACACAACCAATGGCGCAGCGGTCGCTAGCTTTAACCTAGCAGTCAATCGCCAGTTTACTAACTCACAGGGTGAACGCGAAGCGGATTTCATCAACTGCGTAATGTGGCGAAAGGCGGCAGAAATTTTCTGCAACTATACTCACAAAGGTTCGTTGGTTGGCATTGATGGCCGGATTCAAACCCGTTCATACGAAAACCAACAAGGACAACGAGTGTATGTTACCGAAGTTGTTACAGAAAACTTCTCGTTGCTGGATTCAAAGCCGAAAGAACATCAGCAAAATAACGCAGGGCAAGTATCAACGCCAGGAGATCCGTTCGCTAATGGCGGACAGTCAATTGATATCACCGATGAAGATTTACCGTTCTAGGAGGTTGAAAAATGACTACATTTCAAGAGAGACAACGCTTGCGGGAACAGGCAGCCTATTATCTAAATATGGGGGATGTTGATACATATACTCAATTAATGCACGAGGCACAAATGGGCATTCCAAACAGCAATAACGACCTGAAAAATTGGGGATCTAATAACAAACGAACTGTTAATCGGCGGAAGGCAGTCAAACAGTTGATGGACGATTATACCAGAAAAGAAATTGCTGAAGAACTAAACTGTGATATTTCGACCGTCAGAAAGGACATTATATTTCTACGGGAAAAGGAGCAAGAGGAAGAACATGGATAAGTTGATAATCGGACTGGCAATGGTAGGAGTGCTGTTACTATTAATATCACATCCAGCAGGTGCGATGATTACGATCGCCTTGGCACTATTTTTACTTAGTTAGGATGAGAACGATGGAGATTTTTAAAAGGTTTTATAAACGACTGCAGACAGTTGCATGGAATGGCGGTTTAGAAAGTTTGATGGCTGATTTGTTCGCCATCCTCGCGACAATAGACATCTTTATGAAGGATGTTTCAATGACAGAAAAAGGACTAATGATATGCCTGATGTTGTTATTTGACATTTTGTCGATTGTTAAACGATGGGATTACCGGAAATCGAAAGAATGGGAGAGAAATCAATGAAAGATAGAGCGATTAATGCATTAATTAACACACTAAATAACGGATTGCAGTCCGCCCCACAAATAACTAAACAAATAATACGTCAGTATCAACAAAGCCAGCTATTTTATGTGTTTATATGCGGGACACTAGCAATTATTTTTGTTATTATTCCACTCATTTTCTGGATAAAGTGGTTTAAAAACTACAAAAAATGGCGAAATGACGGAGGACCAGAATCTTCTTTTCTTGATACTGATATAGACGGATATGTCGATGACGTTGGTTTAGAAATAGTGACATGGATCGGTGCAATTATGACTTTCCTACTATGGTTTGTCGCAATCATAATGACCATATCTGCATGTGATAGTTTAGGCAATTATATGTCTCCTATTACATCAATAATTGCGGATTGGAAAGGATAGCGTTATGAAGGGACTTTTTCAACTAGCAGTAGGATTAACGGAACTTGTAATCGGCATACTACTATGCTGGGCAGCGTTGATTTCAGTAATAAGAGGGATTGTGTTTTTGTGTCAATTCTTCTTTTAGCAACAAAAAAAGCCCCACAGCCAATTGCTATGAGGACAACCAATAATCTAATTATAGCACACAGGAGACTATGGGGGATGGACGTTTTGGCAATACCTAAGATTAATACTAAAGGGACAATGTGGCGGGTTAAGGACTTTTTCAAAAGAGATTATCCAGGGATTTGCAGACGTGCCGGCAACAATCCGACCGGCATTCGAGCGGTAATCATTGATGGGATGCCCAAGTCACAAGCAGCAGGTAATAACGCAGAAGAAAAGATAACCGATTACATCGCACAGCAGGTCGAATATGAAAAAGTGGTTAATGCAATTAGATCGCTAGACATGCGATCACAAGACATCATCACTTATGATGTAATCTAAAATCGCACGGTGAGCTGGTGTTCGGGAAGGTTACATATGACGCGATCAAGGTACAACGATTATAAGAGATACGCGCTAAACGCCTTTGCTGACGCCTACGAGTACCAAACTTTTGGAGAGACAGACCTACATGAATACGAGTGAACGCAAAAAATCGGACTTTTGGTGTACTTTTATCGGATTTTTGTAGGACTTTTATCGGATTTTTATCGGACTTTTTTGAGGAGAAACGGCGGTAAAATGATATTGTCGAAGGATTGAGGGATACCAATTAATAGATTTCCTTATCGCGTTTCTCCAATTAGATTTGTATATTTTGCCAACTAGTCTCAATCCTTCGGCAAATTGTAGATGTAGCTCAGTTGGTAGAGCACCTGACTGTTAATCAGGAAGTCGCAGGTTCGATTCCTGCCACCTACGTTGCGATATTAATTGCTAAGACATAGCCAAGTGGTTATGTCTTTTTTGATGAGGGGGAGGATGGGCAAGATTATGGTTAAATGCTTAAAAGTTTTAATATCAATAATTATAGTGATATCGGCCTTATTTTCTAGAAATACCGAAGCCTTGTGTTTTTCAATTTCAGCGTTGTTTTTTTCATTCCAATAATGCGATAATTACAGTTAATATCTAATTTGTATGAGGTTATTGGTAATGAAGATTGGAATATTTAATGGCGAACTATGGAAAAAAATATCAGCCACCGGAGGATGGGTCTTTGGATTTTTAGGAGCTTTAATATCTTTTATAGATATTGAAGAAGCAATCAGAGTGAAAATGTTATGCGCCTTTGTTGTTCTTATGATTATTTTCTTCTTATTTGAGTTAATTAAAGCTAATATCTTGTGGAAAGCAAGGTTAAATGTTGGAGAATCAGAAATAATAATAAGAGAAGGAGATATTTTTAGTAACGATATATATGAAAATAAGAAACTAATAAAGGTTTTTGCTTTTAATGAATATTTTGATACAGAAGTTGATGATAATGTAATATCACACGGTTCTTTAAATGGACAATTTATAGATAAGCATGTAAATAATGTATTGTCGTTAGATAAAGCTATTGATTCAGATAAAAGATTGTCAACCAGGCATAAATTAGGAGAAGATAGTACTAGAGAATCCGGGAAAAAAATAAAGTACGAATTAGGTTCAATCTTTAAATTCTCAGATGATATATTTTTGACTGCGTTAACCCATTTTGATAGCAAAAATAGAGCTTACTTATCTATTCAAGATTACATTAAGTTTCTGGTTAATTTTTGGGACGAAATAGATGAGTTATATGCTGGAAAAACAGTGGTTATTACTCTCTTTGGATCTGGAATAACTAGGTTGGATCATGATAGATATTCTGCAACGGAAATACTTGACACGATCCTCTGGACTTTTAAACTACGCAGGATTAAATTTAAGAAGCCAACTAAACTTATGATACTTTTAGATAAGGATACAAATAGGCAAATCAATTATTTTCTTTTAAGGAGTAGATTTTATGGCTTACAGAAATAAAGTATATGTTGCTTTTGATGGCGATAATGACATTAAATATTACTATTTAATGAAAGCGTGGAATAAAAATCCTAATTTTGACTTCGAAATTAGTGACGCTCATGATTTGCACAGCTCCAGGGATACAAGTACTGAAGAATCAATTAAGAGAAGTTTAAGACAACGGTTTGCAAACTCTAAACTATTTATATTATTAATAGGAGAGCATACTAAGTATTTAACAAAATTTGTGAAATGGGAAATTGAAACAGCGATTAGGTTGGAACTGCCTATAATTGCAGTTAATTTGAACGGTTCTGAAAAAGAAGATAATTTAGTGCCTTCAAGTTTAAAGGGCGAATTAGCAGTTTTCGTCCCATATAAAGAAAGAGCTATTAAACACGCTATGGAAAATTGGCCTACTTTTGATAAGAAATACCGAAAAGCTGGTAAAACTGGAGCATATTACTACGAAAACTAAATTTATAAACTATAATAAAAGTTTAATAAATTGACAGCTTAGGCTGTCTTTTTTTGTACATGAAATTAAGGGAGTGATAGCCATTGTAAAACTAATACATTCAAAGTACGGATATGAAACGCCGGAATGGACGGCAGCTGATGCTAAATTAGAAAAATGGTTAAAGCAAAAAAAGAAGGACGATCCTAAAATGGACCGTCCTTTTATTATGCCTAAAAAAGAAAGAGAAACAATTAAGATTGATTGGAACAAAAAAACGAGCACATAGCCTGCCATCCTTGTAAATGTTGGCGTAATGGTGATAATCGACGTTAAAACACTTAATAAGTTGTCTAACAAAGTTATTTCCATAATACCACCTTCTTTCATAAGAAAAAGGATCAGTATTGCTACGACAAGGAATATGGCATCGCCTATATATGGCAAGCTATATGTTCGTTCCTTAACTGATTTTACTATCAGTGACTTGTTTAATCAAATGGAGGTGTGGTGATATGTGATGAGAAAGCTAGAACAAGCAGAAAAAGATTATCTCTCTGGTATGAAGTACAAGGACATTGCTGATAAGTACGATGCTTCGATTAATACCGTTAAATCGTGGAAGAACCGTTATGGTTGGCAACGTGGATCCAAAAAGGGTGCATCCCCACCTGAAAAAAGGGTGCACACAAAAGTGAAAAAGGGTGCACACAAAAATGAGGGTGCGGATAACGAGTTAAGTCCGTCACAGGAATTGTTCTGTCAGTTGGTTGGCGGGCAGAGATTGCCGTTATATCGGGCTTATATGGTGGCCTTTGATATTAAAAGCAAATCGTTGGAGTCAATCATGTCGTCGGCGTCTAGACTTGGTAAACGTCCTGAAATAAATGCAAGAATTGTTAAGATTCAGCAGGAAGTGGCTGCTAAACATGAATGGTCGTTGGACAGTGTTGTTGATTCATTAACGTTTGTCCATGACGAAGCCAAGGCAGACATCTTCTTGCAAGGCATTAAAAAGGCTAACTCAGACGCCATGCTGAACTCACTCGACCGCATTACCAATCTGTTGCATATCAGTGATGAAGGACGCCGTGCTCAAGCTGAGGCAGATGTTGCCAAGATTAAAGCAGACGAGTTGCAAGGCAAAGGTGAGGATAATCCAATCTTGTTAGCAATGGCTAAACAAGCACAACAATTGGTCAATAAAGAAGAGGAGGATAAAGAATGAAGACGTTTATCAAGAATATTAATTACTCACCCAAACAAGCTAGTTTTATCTTTTCTCCATTTGACCATCTGTTTGATGTCAATGAGGGTTCAATCCGTGCTGGTAAGACAGCTGCTGATGATGCGCGTTTAGCGCTTTTTTATTTGGTTTCACCTAACGAAACACATTTGGTGAGTGCTTATAACCAAGAATTAGCTTACAAGCTGTTTATCGAAGGCGATGGGCTAGGACTTGCTTACATCTTTGATGGCGTCTCACATTTACGACGTGACCGTGGTGGTGACCATTTAGAAATTGATTTGCCTTCCGGGAAGAAAAAGGTTTACTTCAAGGGTGGTGGAAAGTCGAACAGTGCCAATTCAATTCGAGGGTTGTCGCTTGGTTCGGTTGCTTACTCGGAAATGAATCTCCTAGATAAGGAGTTCATTGATGAATCATTTCGACGGACAGCAGCAGCTAAGATTCGCTATCATTTAGCCGACTTAAACCCGCCGGCGCCGCATGACCCAATCATCGAAACGTTTAAAGAATATGGCGCTCACTGGTTGCATTGGACAATGAGTGATAACCCCGTCATGTCAGAACAACGCTTGAAGGAAATGGAAGAACAACTAAAACGAAATCCATATCGTTACAAGCGTGACTGGTTAGGGCTCCGAGTAATGCCACAAGGTGTTATCTACTCAATGTTTGATGATAAGGATATGACCGACCAAGCACTAGTTGGCGAACCAGTGGAGATGTTCTTTGCTGGCGATGCCGGTCAGAACGATGCTACTACGTTGAGTTGCAACATTGTCACTCGCGTGGTTGACGGTGATGGCGCGCGTTTTGTTCTTAATCGAGTCGCTAATTACTATCATTCTGGAACCGAGACAGGCGAGACTAAAGCAATGTCGACGTATGCGGAAGAATTACGCCAGTTTATTAACTGGTGTCACCAGAAGTACCAATTATATTATTCTGATATCGTAATTGATCCAGCGGCTAAAACATTGCGTGCTGAACTTGAGAAGCTAGGCATCATGAGTAGTCCCGCCAATAACAACGGTAATGAAAAGGTTGGTTCTGTTCGTGGCATTGAAGTAGGGATTGAACGCCTACAGAACTTAATGACCAACCAACAGTTCCGCCTAGTAGAGCCAAACAGTGATTTGTATAGCCATTATCACTTCATTAAGGAGTTAGGGATGTATGTTCGCGATGAAAACACTGGGAAGCCAGTTGATATGAATAATCATGCAATGGATGAAGCTAGATATGCAGCTAATTACTTTACCAGCCGATATGAATAGAGGTGGACTGAATGCCAGAAAACTTAATCTCAAAGACAAAGGCGGTGTTGCAAAGAATGAATGTGTTACCAGTACTAAATGAGGTACAAGACCATAAGAAGGTAATGATTAGTGATCTAGACGTGGCACGTATTAAGAAGTATCAACGTTTATACGAAGGCAATCCGGAATGGAAAGTGCGGACGTTCAGAAATATAAATGGACAGACCGCGGTTGTACATCGGCAATTACTAAACATGCCGAAGGTTACCGCTAAGAAATTATCCTCATTGGTGTTTAACCAAAAAGCAAAAGTGGATGTATCGTTTGAAGATGTTGACCCTTCACAAGATAGTAAAGCCTATGATAATCCAGCCAATGAATACGTCCATAAAGTATTAAAGGACAATCGTTTCAATGAGACATTCCCCCGGTGGTTGGAATACATGTTTGGGGTAGGTGGTATCGTTATACTTCCGCAGTGGAATGATGGCTTAAAAATTAACTTTGCGACTGCTGACGCATTCTACCCAATCAGCACCGATTCTAATGGCGTGAGTGAAGCGGCTATTGTATCAACGTCGACGCAAAATGGTAAATACTACACTTTATTTACGTGGTATGAAAAGAAAACCGGGGATGATAATAGTTACATTGTCACCAACCAGCTTTATCAATCTATCAACGCTAATGATGTCGGTTCGCGAGTACCGTTATCAACGGTATATCCTGATTTAGCAAAGTCATGGGAGTTTACTGGGTACTCTAGAGCGCCATTCATTTATTTACGACCTAATGTTGCTAACAACAAGGATATGACCAGTCCAATCGGCATCCCTCCATATGCGAATGCCATTGATACATTACGAACGCTTGATGAAATCTACGATACGTTATTTCAAGAGTTTCGCATGGGTAAACGTCGGATTATTGCACCAACTTCGATGTTCAAACGTAATACGGACCCCATGACTGGAAAAGTTGATTATGCTGTCGATTTGGATGAGGAAGTTTATAAAGCTTTCAAGTGGGATGCTTCAAATGGTGATGCCCCAGCTAAGCCAGAAGATATTACTTTAGGTTTACGGCAAGAAGATATCATATCCGCCCTAAATGGCGTGTTAAGAATCTATGCCTCCCAGATTGGATTGAGTCCCGGAGCATTTACTATGGATGAGAATGGCGTCCAAACTGCCACTGAAGTTATCAGTCAAAACAGTGAGACGTACCATACTAAAAATGACCATGAAACTATGATTGAAGAAGCGTTAATCCAGTTAGTGCATCTAATTTTAGATATCGGTCATGACCATGGCGAATATAGTGGCAGCCTGGATGTTAATGTGTCAGTTAACTTTGATGATTCGATTGCTCAAGATCGCAACGAAAATTTGGCATATTACATGCAGGCCTCTGGGAACAAACCATTAATGCCACGGTTGCAAGCTATTCAACAGGCCTTCAATTTAACTGATGATGAAGCCAAGAGTTATTTGCAACAACTGCAGAGCGAAGAGCCTGGGCAAGGTGACATGACCGATATTGCTGGTGAAGAAGAATGAGCTTAAATCCATGGCAACTAGATCGATATTCGCAACCAGTTGTTGATCACTATATTGATGTTGAACAGCAGATCATTGAATACATTATTGATTCAATGACTGCCAAAGCCAATCAAGATGATATTGATGGGGATGATTATGCCGTTCAGAATTATGCGACAGGATTAGTTAAATATGCTAAAGAGATGAAAAGCCAAGTTCATGCTGATATTAAACAAGCGGGACAAGATAATATTGACCCATTGGATAGTTGGCTAAAAGAACATAACGGTCAGGTGGTTAAAAAATCAGGTGACCTAGTAAAACAGCATTTAGCAAACACAGATTCGTATCTTAAACTAGCCAGCAGAAACATGTCTAAGAACGCCGTGGATGGAATTCGCAACATTATCACTTCAGCTACTAATGAATATCGGCTTGGTAAAGTAACAAAAAAGCAAGCGATTGGTAAAGCACTCCACCAATGGTCTGATAATGGAATACCAGCCTTAATCGACCGGGCGGGAAAACAATGGAGCCCAGAAACTTACGTACGAACAGTGGTTCAGACTCAAGCCAACCGGCTAGCTAATGAAGAAACGTTGCAACGCATTAAAGATAATGGACAGTACGTTGATATTAGTGCCCATGCTGGTGCGCGTCCGCTGTGTGCGCCGTATCAAGGCAAGCGATATTCGATGCTTGATAATGACCCTAAATATCCGTCTTTCTACTCTACAAGTTACGGCAAGGCTGCTGGTATCTTGGGTATCAATTGCCACCATCATCTAATGCCAGTCGCTAATGATGGAGCGGTCTATAACCCGCCTAATATTGACGATGATTTGAATGCCAAAGTTTATAAACAAACTCAACAACAACGCAAGTATGAACGCGAGATTCGTCAGCTTAAGAATCATGTTAGAATTTCAGACAACTTGCACGATAGTATTGGCAAGGCGCACTATCAGATGAGACTGAGAGATAAGCAAACACAGCTCCATGAATTACAGAAAGCCAGTGGGTTACGGCGCCGTCCAGAATTAGAGAAAAACATTTTGAGATGATTAGCTGGTAACAAGTTAGTCGTCTTTTATTTTGCCCTAAGCATGGCATTAAAAGGCTTATTTTTTATGCAATCAATTCGCGCGGTCGTTGCCGTGTAATAAATAACGTTAGGAGAGATTGTTATGGAAAGAAGTAAGTTGACAGATATTGGCTTAAACGAAGAACAGATTAATCAAGTTATGAAGCTCTACAATGCGGATATTGACCCAATCAAAGTAGAACTGAATGATGTTAAAACGGAAAATGCTTCGTTGCAATCAAAAGTTGAGGATCGTGATAGTCAAATTGACAGCCTTTCAAAAGAAGCTGGCAACAGTCAGAAACTTAATCAAAAGATTGCCGATTTGCAAAATGAGATTAAACAGCATGATGAAGATGCTAAAAATCAATTACACGAAGCACAACGTGATAATGCAATTGAGTTGGCTTTGAGGGATGCTAACGTTCGAGATTCTAAAGCAGTTCTTCCATTTTTGGATAAAGACACCATTAAGCTCGAAGATGGAAAACTCAAAGGGATTAACGAGCAAATTGAAACAATTAAGGCCGACCATGATTATCTGTTTAATTTGGATGAGCCAGCCCAACCATCTGGACCATCGTCACATCCAACAGTTGGTGGCGACCGCACGGGTGGCAGTAATGATGTAGCAACTCCAAGTCAAGAAGCTGCTGATTTGAATAAATTTAGAATTATTTAGAGGAGGAATTAACATGTTCGATCCAGATACAACTACGTTACAAGATGCGAGAACCGGAAGCATTCCAACTAATTTAGCAACAGATATTATTACCGAGGTTAAGAGTGGCTCGGCGATTATGAAGGTTGCTAAGGCTCAACCAATGACTAAACCAGTGCAAGAATTTAGCTTCATGAGTGGGATTGGTGCTTACTGGGTAGATGAAGGTCAAAAGATTAGCACGAGTAAACCTACCTGGATGAAAGGTAGTATGACAGCCCACAAGATGGGTGTCATTATTCCCACATCAAAAGAAAATTTAAAATACTCGGTTACTAACTTCTTCGATTTGATGAAAGCAGAAATTGCTGAAGCATTTTATAAGAAATTCGATAATGCTGTTTTGACAGGCAATGACAATCCATTTCCCCAAAGTGTTTTAGGTTCGGCCGCTTTAGTTAAGCAAACAGTAGAAGAAAGTGGTAATAAGTATGATGATATTTCTAAAGCAATGGCATTGCTTGAAGCGCAAGACTTAGATGCCAATGCAATTGTTGCGCCACGGGCACAGAAAGTTAAATATCGCTCTACAAAGGACAACAATGGTTCACCAATCTTTAACGATGCTCATAGTGGGACCACTGCTGATGTGTTAGGACTCCCAATTTCATGGACTCCGTCCGGTTCTTTGGATCGCACAAAAGTTTCCGAAATTCTAGCTGATTGGAATTCAGTTTACTACGGTATCCTTGGCGGGATTGAATACGAAGTACTCACAGAAGCAACACTTAGCGGTGTGCTAGGCGAAGATGGATTACCAATTAATCTAGCAGAGCGTGATATGGCTGCTATCAAAGCTACATTCTCGCCTGCTTTCATGGTTATTAAAGATGAAGCAGTTGCGGCTGTGTTGCCAAAGGGAACAACGGCAACGCCTAATGACACTCCAGCACGCACGAAAGTTGGAGGAGATTCCCCAAAAGCGTAAATCCCGTAGTTGGTGAAGGTGAAGCTGATTCAGCTGTATTAGCTGAATAGGAGGTGGTTATTTGGATTTAATGGTTGATAAGACGTACTACAAAGATGTTTATTGTGGTGCTGAAGTTAAAAATGATGAGCTATTTAAGCGATTTGCAGTAAAAGCTCAACGACAAATTAATAAGTACTGCGATTCCTTCTTTGATACGCACACACTAGATGATATGCCATTAGATAGTGACCGTACCAATGTTAAGAATTCTATTTGTGCCCAAATCGAATATTTTAATGATTTAGGTAGCGCAAGCGAATTAGCAGGTGAAGGCCAAGTAACCAGTATTCATATCGGCAATACAACTAAGAACTATAGCCACGTTAGCTTGAGTAAAGCTACAGCAATGGTTTCAGAACAAGCAATCGAATATTTAGCACCTACGGGATTATTGTACAGAGGAGTGGGCCAATATGATTGATGAAGGCATGCCACTAGAATGGCTAATTCATGATGTCAAAATTACGCCCGCTAATGCAATTAATGATGCAAATAATTGGCAAGATGTGGACGCTGATACTGATAGCTACACAATTAGCCAGTGCCGAGTTGATAGCAATAAAGGATTGGCGTCAATTACTGAAGGAACGGCTGGAACAGTAACAGCTATCCAAGGGACGTATACATTGTATATAGATGCTGAGCATTCATTTCCGCTAGACAAAATACCTAATAATGGTGATTTAGTTGAATGGAGTGACGGTTATTCGGATTTTAGTGCAAACGTCCAAGCTGTTAGCTCGTTATATAGTGACAACGGCATTAATCATTGGGAGGTGACTCTACAATGAAAGCTAAAAGTGAAGTTAATATTCAGCCGATTTTTAACATGCTAAAGCAGACTGAAAAAGCAAAGCAAGCGGCTGCTGAAGAATTAGTATCAATATCAGACCCGTATGTCCCATATTTAAGTGGTGATACAGCGGCTAGCCCGACAATCCATTCAAGTGTGGGGACAACCTACATTGAATATCCACTGGAATATGCTAATTACATTTATCAGGGGCAGGCGATGAAAGGCAACAAGCCTAAGCACGCCACTGGTAAGCCATTGGTGTACGGTACAGCTCGCCACCCACTAGCAGGTCCACAATGGGACCAAAGAGCGCTTAACGATCATCCGGGCGTTTTAGAGAATGTGGTTGTGGAGGCGATGCTCCATGGATAAAGAAGTTAAAAAGGATGTTGAGCGCTCAATCTTAACGTACATTACGAATAACATTGATTTACCCGAAGATATTGCTTTAGGCGACAGCATCAAGCCGGGTAATTCAATCTCTTATCTAATGGGGGCAGGAAGTCCTGGTCAAAGATATTATGACGGCAGACGCAAAAAGCATTATTTATTTACGATTTCAGTTAAAGATACTAATAGTCTTAAAGCGATTAATTTATTGAACGAAATTATGGATTTAATGGAAATAAGAGGACCTAACAATCTGAAAAGTTTGTCGGGTTCTTTTTCTTTTGTCAGTTCGTCCATGAAAAATAACCCAACTTATCAGGGAATTGTAAATGATAAAGGAATAGAACGTGCGGTTATTTCAGGAAGTTTTGAAGTGACTGTGATTATTTAATAAAGGAGAGTAATTATGGCAAGCATATACAAAGATGTTAAAGGTGACATTTTAAATAACTATTTAAACGAGCATTGGATTGCTAAACCAACAGCCAATGGTGATTTAGAATGGTTTTTCTTAGGAAATGGGATTACCCAAGTTGATTTTAAACCTACCGATAAAAAGAAAACAGCGGCTTACTACGATGGTGGCGGTTCAGAAGGGACTACAGTAACTGGGGTTACATTCTCACTAGATGTGACTGGTGACCGTGCTATTGGAAATACTGCCCAAGACATTATTGCTGATATGGATAGTGAGACTGGCAAGTCACGTGTCGTTCAATTCCGGCGAATTGAATACATCCTAAACGATGATAACAAGCTTCAAGCTACTCGTGCTTACGATGGTGAAGCAACCGTTTCAGATATCCAAGCCGGTGGTGGGGCTGCCGATGATAATGGTAGCTTTAAGTGCACGATTACGTACAATGCTAAGCCACATGTGCTTAAAGCAAAGGACGATGCAGCGGAACTAGATGCGTTGCAAAATGATAATCCTTGTCAAAACAAGGACATTCTCCACGTTGATTTGGTTCCCAATGGATCGGACCCAAACTAACCGACCCTACAGCAGGAACAGCTGTTGTAGGGAGCGCAAAACTTGCTAATTAATCAAGAAAGGAATGATAAAAATGGCATACACACCAAATAACTGGGCAGCAGGTGACACAATCACCTCAACCAAATTAAACAACATGGAACAAGGCATCGCTACAGCATCAACTACCCCAGGGCCCGCTGGTAAAGATGGAACCAATGGGAAAAATGGTAAAGACGGAGTGTCGCTAACCGCACTAGCGTTAACAGTTGATGGTGACGGCAAAGTTACCGGCGGTAAAGCAACTTTATCAGATAAATCAACAATCGATGTGACAGTAACTACAGACTAATTTAATAATTTAATCGCCGATGAAATTCACAATACCTAATGGGGCGGTTATTAAGAAGGAGCGTACGTAATGACAAAACATGTAATTGATGTGGAATTACCAGCAACCAAAATTGAGTTTAAGATTGGCGCTAAAACATATACCTTATCACTGGCCGACAAATCAAGAGCTCGTATTAATAAAAAATATGATGCCATTACTAAGTTTGAGGACGAAAAAGGCGATTCAACAGAAATGGTAATCAAACGTTACCAAGATGAGATTGACAAGATTGAAAAAGAACGCGATGAGCGTGAGCTTACTGATAACCCTATGAGCAACCAGGAAGAATTTAAGAAACGCCAAGCCACGATTGCTAAGTTTCAAAGTGAAGTCGACAAGAATAACAAAGAGCTTGATATTCACACTAAGAAATCAGCTATTGACTTCTTAGACTACTTATTTGGCGAAGGCACTGGGAACGACCTCTACAATTTAGTTGACCGGAACACAATCGCTTTATCCAAAATTATTTTTCAAATCATGACGGAATTTAATCGCGAAAATGATATTTATCAATACCGTGAAACGTATATTAAGAAGCTGGCAGAAATCGATAAAACGGACAATGAAGATGATGATTAATCATGAAATTATTAGAAGCTGTTCAAGACCTTGTCGAAGTCGAGGGGGTCAAATATGACTGTAACGTAAGTGTTCCAGCTGTATTTTTATATTTTGAGTTAATGCAAGATGATGGATTAACCGAAGCAGAGAAAATAGATGTGGCTTATCGAATGCTAGTTAAGCCGGACAGTCAAATTGAGCAACCTGCTGTTAAAAAAGCCAAGGTTGTTAAAGCTATTTATGATCAAAAAATTTCGAATGGCGAACAGTCTGCTGAAGATTTTACTAAGCCTAAGAACTATGACTTTGATCAAGATAATGATTTGATTTACTCCAGCATACTCCAGCAGTATAACATCAATATCCGTGATAAAAAGGTTATTGCAAACCTGCGTTGGCATGATTTTCTTAGCTTATTTTCTAATTTAGACAGCAAGACCCCGTTTGGTCAGGCTGTCTTTTTTCGCGGCGTTAAGATTACGGACGATATGTCAGACGAACAGAAAGATTATTACCGCGAGATGAAACGTAAATATGCTCTAAAAAAAGATGGCGAGAACCAAGCATTTGCAGAGATGGATTTACCACATAAGGTTGCTTATTTGGCAAAAATGCGAGCTAAAAAGCAGAAGGAGGGATAGCGTATGGCAGGAGCCACAAACACAGTTCGGATTGATATTGAGCTGTTAACAAAGGAAGCTCGACAGCAAGTTAAGTTGCTCAACGAACAATTGAATAAGATTGGCAGAGGGATGGATACTAAAGCTCCGGATGTGATCGAAAAAACTGGTAAGAGCCTACGTTCAACCGCTACTGCTTATTCTAATTATGCTAAAGCTCAAGAGACTGCGGGAATGAAGACTTCAGCCAACGTTACCCGGCTCAAAGGCTTGAAAACGCAAATGAGCCAGAATCAAACAGCCATTGAGGCCCAGAAGAAGAACATCGACTTATTGACTAAAGCTTACGATGAAAATGATAAGCACGTTGTTGAAGCTAAGGGTAAATTAGCTGAATTACGGTCACAACAGACTTTAATGGGTGCAAAAGTCGACGAGCTAGGTAAGAAGTACGGTAATTTAACACCGAGAATGGCCGCCGCAATTGATAAGCAATTAATCCTTAGCCAACGCATGAAACGAATTGGCGATTCAATGACCAATATTGGTCGAACAGCTAATTTGACGTTGACCGCTCCCATTGTTGGCGCATTTGGGTTAGCTACGCACGCTGCTAGTCAATATCAGTATGAATTGCAAGACATCCGTAAGGAAGTCCAGGCGCAGGGTTATTCTGGCAAAGAAGTTAACTCAATTATGAAGGATTTATCCACCGAAACCTTGAACTGGTCGCGGAAGTTTGGTTCTGCGACAACCGAGATCAATAAGGGAATGTTTGAGCTAGTTTCTAACGGTTATAACGTTAAGCAAGCTATGGGTATGATGCCAATGCTTCTTAAAACTATGACTGCTAATGGTGATAAGGCGGGACAATCCATCGAGTTAACTTCCTCGATGTTGGAACAATTCGGCCAAAATATTGGGTCAAACAGCAAAGTTATTGCTAATGGTAATGCTTTAATGAATCAAATGACAGAAGCCACTCATAAGGCGGCGATGTCACTAGACGATTTAAAGACAATTAGTGGTAACGCAGGTGCGGCAATGCATGCGATGGGTGTTTCAACTAGTGACTTTTTGGCATTGTCCGGGCGACTTAAATCTGCCGGGATTGATGCTAGTTCAGTTGGTACTGGGCTATCATCAATGATGACACGCCTTGGAACTGGTACTGGACAAGCAGCTAAGGACCTGAAGAAGTACAATATTCAAGTCTTCGATAGCGCTGGTAAGATGAAAAGCGTCTTTGATATCCTTGGTCAGATGCAAAAGGCCTATAAAGGTATGAACGACGAAGAGCGTCAGAAGTTCATGTATGACGTTGTCGGTCAAGAAAACATGAAGGTTGGTATGACTTTAATGGACGCTAACCTAGGTCGCTATAAGTCTTTATCAAGTGAAATTAAGAATTCTACTGGGACAGTTGATAAATACAACAAAACCATGCGTCAAACTAATGAGTTCACGCAACAGCAATTTATGGCCACTCTCAAAGCTTTAGAGATTTCGTTTGGTCAAAAACTCTTACCGGCAATTACGCCAGTGATTAAGATGTTTACTAATTGGATTGAAGCTTTTAGCAAGCTCAATGGGGATCAACAGCAGTTCATTGTTAGGACTGGTTTAGTAGTAGCAGCGCTAGGACCTATATTATCGATTGGTGGAAAGATATTTTCGTTAATAGGTAATATCCATAGTGGAATTGGTGCAATTGAGCGTTTCTTTGGTAATTCTACAGTTCTTTCTAAAATTCAACTAGAAAATGATGCGTACAGCGAGCAACTAGCTTTACTCAAGGAGATTAACTCGCAACAGGGACTGAGAGTTGAATCAACTAAAGGCACAACAATCGGTAGTGCAGGTACAGTTGCAGAAACTGGAAGCCGTGTAGCTAATAATGCCAATAAATCTCGCTGGGCTTCTGCTGGAATAGGTTCTAAGCTATTAGCCGGTGGAGCGGCAATTGACGCAGCTTCATCATTCTGGGGTGCAGTTAAAGCTCAATCCGGCGAGCAGAGGAATCAAGCCATCTGGGAAGGTGGCGGCAAAACCTTAGGTTTAGCAGTTGGAGGTGTACTAGGTGGCCCAGCGGGAGCAGCTGCTGGAGAATTTATTGGAGGCGCTATTAGTAAATACATCAAGGTTAAAGATGTAAGCAAATCGTTTGAAAATTCATCTAAGCCTAAGAATCCAACAACTAATCAAGTAGTCCCTCTTGGTTTAGGGTATGTGCCAACTGGTACAGAAAATCAAGCTGAAAAGGGAGCTAAAAAGTTCAAGAGCGAATGGAAAGACGCTTTTCAATCCATTGCAGGTTATTCTGCCAATTCATTAAGCACGTTTGAAAAATTCCAAAGTTCAGTTAATAAAAAGATTGATTCTGAAACAAACAAACAGAAAAAGGATTCCGCTGATTCGCTTAAGTGGTTACTTAAAAGTGGAAAAATTAGTCAGAAGGAATATAACGCTGATATAGCGAAAATAAATGGTAATAAGAATTCATTGGCTAGTCGAGCTAAAAAAGATTCAGCAGCAGTTGTCCAGGCAAGACGAGATTTAAACAAGAAACTTAAAGCAATCAATAATGAATACAAGAAACTTGAACAAGGCAAGTCACGCAGTGAAGTAAAAAAGCTTGAGAAGGAGAAACAGCAAGATATTTTACAAGCACATCAAGATGGTGACAACAAAATCAAGTCCGCCGAAAGAAAACTAGCAAAAGACTTGGCTTCAATAGAAACATCTTCCTCAAAAAAGCAAAAGTCAATTCTTAATCAATTAAAAAATTCAGCTGAAAAAATTAGTAACAAAAAGGCTGCCGCTTTGATTAAGAGTTCATATAAGGCTCAGCAAAAAGAAATCAGCAATGCTGAAAAAACGAGGATTGCAACTATAACTTCTGCTGAAAAAGAGCATAAGCGAGTTCTAAAAATCGCAAACGAAAAATATAATGGTGAATATGTTCTTAGTAAAAAAGCTAGAAAAAAATTAAAAGATAGTGCCGACGAAAAGTATAGCGATGCTATTGAGGCTGCTAATAAGAGAAAAGCAGAAACTGTTAAAAAAGCAACGGAAGAGCATAAACAGATTGTTGAAGAAGCTAAGAAAACAACAAAAGGACTCAGTGACCAATATGACACTAATACAGGTGACGCAAAGAAGTGGTGGAGTGGTTTAGCAGATTGGTTTTCTGCTCACTCAATTGTTGCAAGCATTAAACAAGTTTTTAGTGGTGGCAAAGGGAACGGTAAGAAGGGCAAATCTCATGCTCTAGGTGGCCCCATAGCGCAAACACATACTGCATTAGTAGGCGAAGAAGGCCCGGAACTTTCCTATGACAAGAAAACTGGTCGGGCAAGAGTACTTGGTAAGTATGGGCCCGAAGTAACCACCGTTTACGCTGGCGAACATATTCTAACTGCCTCGCAAACTAAAAAGGCATTGAAAGGCAAGTCAGTTAATAGTCTGAAGTCGTATGCTGGCGGGACAGGTGATGCTTCGGTGCTTAATACTAAGAAGTCCGGTGGTAGCACTACTGCTAACTTCAATGTCAAAATGTCGGATAAGGACGTCAACAAGAAAACTAAGTCGGTTGTTAATGAAATTACTGATATGACCAAGAAAGCCACTAAGAAGTTACAAACATTTAACTCCTTTAGTAGCAAAAATTGGAAAGACATCTTTAAAGAAACTGATAAACGGGTTACGGATATTAAGGATACTGGTGTCAATAACATCAGTAGTTTGAGCAAGTCTTTAGCCGGACTAGATAAACAAACTGCCAAAACGTGGCATGCTGATTGGAGTAACATGGCGTCTGATTTTAACGTTCAATTAAGTAAAATTAGTGGTTATGCTCGTAATGATATGAATGCAGCAATTAGCCAGCTCAACCACGGGATTAGTAACATTAACAGTTTAGTTGGTAAATTTGGCGGTAATACGGCAATTCTTCCCGCTATTCCAGCATACGCGAATGGTACTGCTGGGCGTCTAACACAGGATGAACTGGCTCTAATTAATGATGGTCACGGACCTAATTATCGGGAATTGATCCAACATAATGATGGCTCATTTACAATGCATAAGGATCGGAATAAGGTAATTCCGCTTAAAAAAGGCGAACGAGTTTTTAATGGTCAGCAAACTAACTACCTAATTAACCGTGGACTGGTAAAGCCTTACGCAAAAGGTACGGTATCCGATGAGCAGTTGGAAAAAATGGTTGAGAATAAGATTAAGAATCCAGCCAAAGCATGGGACACGGATTATTCTAATCAGGTTAATGACTCAATCACACCAGATATGGCGCGTTCGATGGCTTTATCAGCAAAAAAAGCTATTTCCGAACAAGGTGTCCCTTGGTATCAAGCAGTTTGGGATGTTATTAAAGATGAAATGGGACTTGGTTCCGGTTCTCGTGGTGCATTCTTGAAGTACGCTGTTGATCACTACATGGGTAAGCCATACTTGATGGGTGGCGACGGACCAACCTATTACGATTGTTCTGGTATGGTTGCTGCAGCACTTAAACATTTCGGTATTGATATTGGACGAACCACAACTAAGATGCAGACTGCCACGTCACACGTTGGTTATGGTGACTCAAAACCTGGCGATTTAACCATTTGGGGTAATGCAGACGGAGCTCTGGGACACGTTGGGATTGTGATGAATCATAATGGTGCGGGTAAGATGTTTAATGAAACACCACCACACGCTAAATATGACCCAATTAAGGGCAATGTTGGCATTCCTTGGAAAGGTACTTTCCGGATTAACCAATTGCACGACGAAGACCCGAATATGCCGAAGGTTTCACCACGTTTAAAAGCACTGGTTAAGAAGGAAATTGGTAGCAAAGCGCTTAATTGGATTTCTAATAAGTTTCAACCAGCCGAAGTAACTAACGGTGGAGTTAGTCCAACACCAACTGGCGGACACCGTAACTGGATGGCACAAGCTGGAATTCCGGCTAATGAAATGGCAGGATATTCACAAATTATTGCAGCTGAATCAGGCTGGAACCCCCATGCAACGAATCCTAGTTCAGGAGCTTATGGGTTACCACAAGCGTTGCCAGGTTCCAAAATGGCTTCGGCTGGTTCAGATTGGCGCACCAATCCAATCACCCAGCTAAAATGGATGAAGAGCTATGTTAATGGCCGTTACGGTAGCATTGGACGTGCTCTGGCGTTCAGACGTTCAGTTGGTTGGTATGCAAACGGTGGCTGGGGTCAGAATGGTAAGTTAAATGTCTTTAACGAAACTCCGGGTGAGAATGAAATTGTGGTTAATCCACATCGTAAATCGGCTATTAAGTGGCTTAAAGAAGCGCTTGGGGCAACCGCTAAGTTGCAACCAAATGAGTTTAATAAAGCTTTTGCGCCGGTTGATTTGCCGGAAGAAATGAAAAATATTGATCAAAACATTAGCTTACCAACAGAAATGGCGATGGCAACGCCTGAATCAATTAGCCCTTATCGACCAGTAAAGAACCGTCCACTACAGAATACAGATAATTCTTTGGTTGGTGAATTAATAGAAAAGATTTCTGGCAAAGGCATGAATATTTCTGTCAACATTGATAGTCAAACGATGATTGTTAAGAATATTCCATTAATTAACGCCTTGCTAGGTAGTGATACTGTCAATATTGATTTAAGGAGTGGTACTAGATGAGCGATGATGTAGTAATTCAACGCGATAATGAAGTCATTCATTTGAAAGACTGGGGCGTTCGAGTAATTAGTTTTGACCCATCCAGTGCCAATTCGGTTCATGAAACTACTCAAGTTGGTATTTATGGGACCCAGACGACGTCGTCCAAGGTTGGTGAATTAACACTGACATTAGTTTTTGATTTTTTAGCTGGTGATAAATATGATTTTGAGTTGATTCGTTTGAAGCTGCTAGGGTTGTTTGCTACCCCGGGAGCTTTTTATATTTGGTCGACTAGGGTTCCATATCTAAGATGGAAGGTTGCCGTGCAAGGTTCAGTTAATATACCACGCTATGAATCATCTGATGTAGCTAGTAATGACATTACAGTGACCATGGTCTGCAGTGATGGTTATGCTGAGTCAGTTGCCACGACATTAGATCCTTTGACGTCAACTGGTAAGTGGGGATTAGGTATGAATCTAACTAAGAACCCGAAACCAGAATATCAATTTACTAACACTAATTCATTTCGATTTTTCAATGCATCAAATATTCCATTATTGGCAGAAGAACGACCTGTTAAAATTCATTTTAATGGCGTTGTTGGAAAGTCGCTGTCAATCACTAATAAAACCACTGGTCAGACATTAACCATTAATCATGCCTTAAAAAAGACGGATAAGTTAGTGATTGAAGGCTTGGTTCCTTATATTAATGGAACACAAATTTACAAGGATTGTAATCATGCTTATCTTGATTTCATGCGGGGATGGAATGATATCGCTATTAGCGGAGCTAGTGATTTTACAATTTCGTTTGAAACTCACTTTTATTATTAGGAGGAAGATACAATGCTGTTAATTCGTGACCCGGTTGGGAATGAAGCACCGTTACGGGCGACACAGGTAGCAGTTACGGATAATCTCGGTGAGATTGGTCAGTTATCATTTGTTGTTAATGCTACTGATATCAGTACTTATGGAGCGGAATTGTTAGGACCTAGGGCTGTAGTTACGGTTCCAGAGACTAAGCAAATGTACCGTTTAAGTAATATCTCTAGTATTTCGGTTGGCAATTTTAATCAGATAACGGTAACGGCTACCCATATTGCATCTGATTTGCACGATAAATTTATTGATGAAAATGTTGCAAAAGGTAGCAAGTCACTGGATGATTGTATGAAAATTCTTGTCGCTGACACTAAATTTAAGTACACCATTCACGACAAATTCAGTAATTTTGAGTTTACTGACGGCTTTGGTGGCGGATATGCTGATGATTTATTTATTAATACACTTGCTCCTGATTTTGGATTTGAGTTCTCGTTTAATAATTATCAGATTGATATCTACAAGACCGTTGGCAAAAGTAATGCCTTTGTTTTTGTTGATGGCCTTAATATCTCGAAAATTAATAAGACAGAGGATTATACCAATATCCAGACCTATATCAAGGGAACGGGTAAGGATCCCAATGATGATAGTGATGATTCTGATTCTAATGATAACGGTGATGATACTAATCCAAGCGGTAAATGGATTAGCCCCGTTGGAACGGGTGGCCATTTTATGGCTGGTCAACTATTTGGTGATACTGTGGGACGAGGAAATGTTCATGATGGATTAGATTTTGGTAGTTTAATGGGTTGGAGCCATACGATTGTAGCGCCACATGATAGCAAGATTGTGTACGTTGGATATGATCAACCATGGGCGCACGGCATGATTGTTGGCGTAACGGGAAATCTTTGGTGGTTATGTCAAGAATATTCCAATGTTTGGACCGCGGACACGTTTGTAAAGGTAGGACAGATGGTAAAAGCTGGTGACCATATCGCCAATATGACTAATAATCATTTACATTTTGGTATGACCAAACAGGGACTAGCTACAGCGATTGCAGGTAGTAATACGACAGCTGGTTTTATTGACCCAAGGCCATACTTAGGTGTTTAGGGGGGATAAAATGGCGAAAAAACCAATTCCAAGTGCCGAATATTCAAGCCCGCTAAAAGATATTTACGGCAAAATTGATGCTGAACCGATTCAAGATGACCGTTTTACAGATAGTAATTCGTTACTTGAATATTTGAAAACGAAATTAAACGATCAGCCAGATATCCAATACACAATGGACTTTGCTAATTTTTCAAAGGGTGCGCCGTTAGCTGATTTTAATAACGTTAGTCCTGGTAACTATGGTTGGTTGAGGAATCGGTTTGGATTAGATGTTGAAGTCCGAGTAACAAGTAATGTTTGGTACCCGCAAGAGCCAGAATTGGTACCGCAATTAACGTTTGGTACCAGGAAGAAAACATTAACTCAAATCCAAAGTGATGAACGTAGACAAATTAAAGCAATGCCTCAGATTTCAAAAGCAGCGAAAGATGCTTCCAGTAAAGCAGAAGTTGCTCTGAATTCGAGATTAACAGGTGAGGTGGTTGGTGAAGTTGACTAAGATTATTCAATTAACGGCGCCAGCAGACAATGATGCTTTAGGATTGAAGAAAGGTGATAACTACTACGTTGTTACTCATGCTAAGGGGATTGTCGGGCTTGGTGATTTTGTGAACGACTTAATTCCAGATGTTGCGACTCTTGAAACAGATGGATTGATGAGTAAAAAAGATAAAGCTAATTTAGATAAATTAATGGGACCACAGGATAAGATTCAGATGAAATCGCCTGATGGTTCCATTTTTAATATCACGATTAGTAATGACGGTAAACTCCTACCGGTTAAGGAGGATAAGGATGAATAAACTAAAAATAATTAATTTAGTGACGGACGATTTAACCGATGCACTCGATGATACTAATCGAAAACAATTGGTTGATAATTTTAAATCAACCGAAGACACGATTAATAAGATAATCGACATCCTGAACACGGATGACGATACCGATTGTATCAGCAAACAGGATGTAATCACGCTTTTCACCGAACTGGTTAAAGTATTACAGTACTACGACATGCCAATCAGTTTCGATGGCAAGCATATTAAGAATGATGGGGAGGAATAGTTAATGGATAAATTGAAGCCCACAGTAATTACATTAGATGTTGATAAACCCGGGGTTCAAGTGCACGATCTCTCCAATAGTTTTAATGCTAGGGTAGGAGACAATCAAGTGCCACTAGTAATTAAATATATTGAACGCGGAATTGTTGAGCGCATGACAGCTGAGCAACTGACCCCGTTTATGGCTGGTTATGTTGGACAGCCAGACGAAGATGAAAAGGTAACGGCTGAAACCGGTATTGCGGTTAGTTACCATGGTTCTAGTAGCAATATTATTGGCGGTGGCAAGGTTAAGATGGATTTACCAGGCGCCATGTTTCCGCAAGAGGGAATGTTCTACGGATTCTTTGGATTGGAGAACGATAAGGGTAAACGGGTAACGACAAATACCGTTCGTTTTATTGTTGAGAACGATAATCCCGATATGTATGTGGATACTGAACCGTTTCGTTCAGAATTGCAAAAATTATTGGATTTAGCCCAAGCATTGATTGATAAAACTAAAGGCGATTTAAAAGATGAAATCCAATCAATCAGAGATAAAGCCACTAATTTATTCCAACAATTAAATGGCGATTATACGACCATCCAAACCACAGTTACATCATTAACCACACAGCTTGCAGAATTAGCTAAAAAAATTGACGATAAAGGACTGTTAACAAAGGCTGATCTAGAATCCTATTTGGCAACATTTAAAGAAGGGCTAGAAGAAATTGAAGCAAACATTCAGAAAGAATTAGGCGACTTTCAGGATGCCGACCCACTTGTAGCTTATTTTGACGATGACGTTAATGAGGTTGGCGGTGTGATTCCGTCATACTATCGCAATAAGCTCAATCAAATGAGTTCAATTCCCAAGGATAATTTTAATGTTGGCTTTATTACCGATGCCCACTTGCAATTGGACAACTACGCACCAAACTCGATTGCTCACTATGCTTATATTGCAGCTGCTAGTCGACGAGCACGGTTAGATGCCATTATTGCTGGCGGAGACAATACAAATGGCTGGTGGGAGAAAAACCAGAAAATGGTAGAAACTCAGCAAGCAACTTCAACACTATTTAATCGCACGGCAGCTGGCACTGATGTGTTTTTTCAGATGGGAAATCATGATACCGGAATTAATCAAAACGGCCATAATACGCCTGATACATGTTTATCAGAATCTGAAATTAAAGCCATGTATCACACTGCTGATTTAATGTACGGCGAAGTACGAGACGGCGATAGTCTATATGGGTACAAGGATTATCCAGATAAAAAAGTACGATTAATTTGGTTGAACAGCTTTGATTTACCTTATGAGTTAAATGACGATGGCACCTTTAAATACGATTTCCTTCGTCAACCATCTTATCGTAATCAGCAGTTAACATGGTTGGCTGAAAAAGCATTGATGATTCCTGATAATACGTGGCAAGTAATGGTATTCGCACATGCACCATTACCGGATACGTTTGGAGTTATCCCAACTGAGTTTAATTCAGACGTCTTAATTGGCATTTTAAATGCGTTCCAAGACGGAAAAGCTTATGCATTGAAGGACACTACCCGAGAGATGCCAATTGATATTAATGTCGATTTCTCAACGCAAGGAGCCAGTGTATTAATTGGATTGTTCACGGGTCACGTTCACGAGGATGGACAGATGGTTTACTCAAGTATCAACTGCGTAGAAACAGCCTGCAGTCTATGTTATTCCGGTGATTCTAATCGTGAGCGGTATACCGAAACGGAAGACTGCTGGGATATTTTCTCGGTTGATACAGCTAACCGAAAAATCCACGCTTATCGTTTTGGCTACGGTGAAGACCGTGATTTTAGTTATTAAAAATGGGGTGTTATAGATGAAAAAAATGAATTTGCCAATACTTGGTGGCGCCATGCGCAAGTTAATGGCTGAATTCTATGGTCATAAAGGCGCGCGCAACAGTGTTAATAATTTAGTCCACGCTACGGCAACAGAAGACCAGGACGGGTTTCAATCCGCTTTTGACAAGTTAATGGTTGATCAACGTTGCCGGCGTGCGACTGGATTACAGGCGGACAAAACCTACGATATTTTAAAAGATTTAGGTATTGGATATTGGATCGGTCGTAACTTTACCAATGCCCCCAAAGGTGCCGATGGCTCTATGTCATTAATAGAAGTAACAGGATGGGAAGACTATTTACAATATAATTTTACTCGACTGACTGATGGTCGGACATGGACACGGACAATCTACACGGACACGTACGACACAGGCTGGAATGATAACGTGTGGGTCAAAGTAGTTACTACTAACGGATTCACCGGACATTGTGCAGTTCGAAAAGTTATCGACCCTAGTCATGACGCAATTGAAGTACGTTTTTCGTTAAAAGGTACGCTTAAAGCAGGTGATCCAATTGATATTGCAACACTGCCTAATGGTTATACAACATTAGACCCTAATGCCATTTATTTTAACGGCACTGGAGCAGTCGCTGATGGTAGTGTGCCGGTTGGTTTCTACATCCACGGTGGCAATAAACTAGGTGCTTACCGGTTAGAAAAAGGTGGCGAAACCATCTCAGAGCTTCGCGGATTTGCCCACATTGAACGTGGAGATTCTACAATTTAGGGGGGTAAAAATGGTATATAAATTTGACGACAGCGGTCTGTTGATTGACTATTTTCCAGATAAAAACACAGTTGAAGATGCTGAGCATGAAACATTAATAGCACCGCCGGATGGATTATACGAGCCAAGATTTGACATTAAATCTCAAACCTGGACAGGAATTTCAGAAACTGAATGGGATAAGGAACATCCCTATAATCCTGAACCGTCCGTTATAGATAAGGCTATTGCCGCCTTAACTTTGCAGATGGCCAAACAATCAGAAAAACAAGATGAATTTAATGCGCAGTTACTACTCAAGCTTGCTCAATTAGGAGGTGGAGCGAATGTATAGTTTTGTTCAGGATTATTATAAAAAAGGTCTTTATACTAGTGATGATTTATTAACACTAAAAAATGGAGGGGTAATTACCGAAGACGAATACAATACTTTGATCGACGCCGAATCATAGGCGTTTTATTTTAACATTGGATGTAGCTGAATCTTTCCTTATAATTAGTTATTGAAAATCAATTATAAGGTGGATGAGTTATGAATAAAAAAGAAAGTATAGATCAATTAATCCAAATTATCCATAATCAAAATGCTTGGTACATTGGGTTATTAGGCGCTCTTTTAGCTGTAATTACTATTTTCTTAACTTTTTATAGTTTTCAGCAAAAAAGAATTTCAGATGAACAAGTTGAAAAATTCAATAATGAAATAAAAAAAGCTTGGGAAATAAACGAAGATTTAAAGCGGAGTAATGAGACAATTATCCAGTATACTTTGCAATCTATGAGTCATGAAGAATATTTTGTAAAAACAGATTGGCAACAAAAAGCTAAACTGTATCTATCAAGTAAATCTATGTTTGAAAAGTATTATCAAAAAAATGACGATTTGAAATTAATTTTAAAAGTTGCGAAGGGAGGAGCGGTAATAGGTTCAAAAAGGTATTTTGAATATCTATTGGAAGAAGATGGAAAACATCTTGATATTACGGAATGGATAAACAGGTGGAATGAAATATACAAAGTTGGTAAAAGGAATGATAAACAATTTTGGGGGTACTTAGTAGATTTTAATTATGAAGAAATGTTGCAATTAGGGAACACTATACAAAATGTACAATTAAAAAATAAGTGGTTTGTAGAACTAGATAAAGTAAACAATTTTTGGATTAATGAAGTGCTCTAAACAGAGTGCTTTTTATTTTTGTCCGAAAATGAGAGAAAGAAGATGATATATTGCACGTGATTTTTGGTTTGACGATTGCAGAATGGGGGACAATCGTTGTTATTGCTAGTACGATTATTGGATTTTTAAACAATGTGCTGAAAACTAATGTAAAGATCCCTCTGGATGAGGTTAGAAAAGAACTCAAGGATATACGAGAGCAAGAATCTACAAAACACGAAAAAATTGATGAAGATGTCAGGGGACTTGATTCGCGTGTTTCCAACGTGGAAGGGCGGGTTCAGGCTTTAGAAGGACAGAAAGGAGTCCATTAATGAAATCTAAAATCACCAAAGTTAAATTTACCAAGGTGGATTGGCATGACGGCAAGTTGTGGGCCAGTATTATCGGCATGCTAATCTTGTTGGCCCAGCAATTAATGAGATTGTTCGGGATTGATTATCCGGCTGATTGGTCTCAGATAATTGGGATTGCTAACACAGTGCTGGCCATTCTAAGCACGTTTGGAATTCTGAACAATGTCACAGAAGTTAAAGGCGGTGATAATGATGCGAAAATTAAATAAGCTAAGATGGGTTGTTGCGATAGCAGCGGCCTTTTTTGTTGGAGAGAGCACAGGCACATTAGTCAGTGCTAACGCCGGTAGTGCTACGAATAATCAGTACACCAACGTCCAGCATAAGGCAGTGGCTAAGCATCCCAACAGTGTCAAGGCTAAGACAGGTCAGAAACAAGCTCGCAAAGCTGTTACCTCTGTCCGCAGTCAAGGCGTTGATTGGGCAAAATACCAAGGCTTTAATGGAGTTAGGGGTTATAAAAATGACCAGTTTGCTATTGCTCAAATTGGTGGATCTTATGGCGGAACATTTATTGATCAGCCCACTTATAACAGCCAGGTTGCTAGTGCACTTAACCAAGGCATGCGGGCACACACTTACATTTGGTATGGAGTTGGTGACAGTAAAGCACTAGGTAAGCAATGTTTAGACTACTACTTACCACGAGTTAAGACACCGAAAGGTTCAATTGTGGCACTTGATTATGAAGACGGTGCTAAAGCTAGCTATTGGAATGGCAGTCGCTATATTAGCACGTTAGCCGAAAAGGAAGCCAACACTGATGCCATTATTTATGGCATGCAGAAGATTAAAGATGCTGGTTATCAGCCAATGTACTACAGTTACAAGCCTTACACTTTAGACCATGTCGACTATAAGCGAATTGTCCAGAAGTTTGGCACATGCCTCTGGATTGCTGGATATCCTGATTACCTAGTCCGGAGCACACCGTACTGGGGCGTTTTTCCAAGCATGGATGGAGTAGCAATTTGGCAATTTACTTCAACGTATATCCAAGGCGGCCTTGATGGAAACATCGACTTAACTGGTATTACCCATAAAGGTTATGATGGTAAGCAACCGGCTCCAAAACCTGCCCCAAAGCCCAAACCTGTCAAGAAAGTTAATGTAACTTATGCAATGCACCAAAAGGGCGGAAGCTGGTATCCGGATGTTAAGAACTTCGGTTCAGGCTCGAACGGCTATGCCGGTGCTCCTTATTGCGCTAACGATTTACTTTATTTGAAAGTTAATCGTGGGTCAATTAAATATCGTGTGCACACAATCGAAGATGGCTGGCTTCCTTGGGTAAACAAGGCTAATAAGAACGATACGGTCAACGGGGTTGCCGGAATTAAAGGTCACACAATTGATGGTGTTCAAATTGTTTATACAACTCCAAAAGGTGAGACCTACCAGCAAGCTTACTACCGTTCGCAATCAACGCAACGAGGTGGTTACCTCGGTACCTGTACCGACAATGGTTCGGTGGCTGGTTATGATAGCTGGGCTGGAATGTATGGCGAACCACTGGATCGGTTACAAATTAGCATTAACAATCATAGTGATTTCTAACGAACATAATAGTAGAAACAAATCAAGCTCACTGGCCACAACGGCTGGTGGGCTTTTTTATTTTGCAATAATAAGGCATTATATAGCATAATAAAGGCAACAATTATATTTGAGGTATCTTAAATGCTATTTACAGTAATTCCACTTGATTCTTTTAAAAATATATCATCAATTATATCTATTGATTTTGTAAAAAATGTATCATTGATTATATCTACCTTGGTATCAATAAGTTCTATTTTAAGATTTTTATATAATAAATTTTTGTCAAAGCCTGATTTTGGTATTATTGCACAGCAACCATTAGGATGGTCAAAAGGCGTTGATGTAGTTTGCGTAGTAAATAATGGTGCTAGGACAAAGAATCCACCGAAAATTGAATTTTTTGCTGAGACAAGGTTTAGTTGTCAGGTTAAGGAAATATCGGGACGAATTGAAGATGAAGAAGTACACTTTCCTATTCATCAAATTAGTAAGGGATATGTTTTAACAAATAAGAATAAGGGAGTTATTGCAAAGGTAACTCAACATCAATCAACAGATGTTTTTACACAATTCGAATATTATTCAAATGAAGATTATATAAATCAATTTAAAAAAGATTATAGAATGTATATAGGGGAAAATATTTCTTGCAATAAAAAATTGGAGTCTGCGCCCAATGTTTTGCTCAAGAGTAATCCTTGGACGATTGTCTATGTAGCAAAAATAACTTATAATCCTAATCGCATATTTTCTAAAGACAAGATAGCGTATATACAACTTAACCAGAAGTTAAATGAGGCTAACAATTCAAAGCCTTCCAATGAAAGTTATTTCAAGATAGTTAAAGAAAAAAATGACTTACAACCCCATCCTGAAGATGCAATAAATATCTGGAGTAGTGATACAAAATCTCCTTATCTAGCAAAGTGTCAACAACAAGTTATTGAGCATATTGCCTTTAGAAATTCAACGCAATCAAATTAA